TTCTGAGGTGTTCCTGTAAATCCTTGTTCTCCCGGAGTTGGTGCTACTCCAGTTCCAATAGTTCCACCACCTGCCCCTGTGGGGTCCATAGGGTCTGCTCCTGCGGGTGGTTTCTGTTGTTGCTGATTGTCTAGGGGTGCTTGGAATTGTTTCATAAGCTCTGCTTGTAGTGCAGCCTCATCCATATTATTTGTAACCTTGTCTGGGTCTAAGTCCATTGCTTTTGCAATCTCTCTGATAACATATTGAAATTTAGCAAATGGTGCAAGAGCTGGATTAGATGCAACTTGTAAAAACTGCATAAGTCTTTGACTACGTACTTCATTAGCCATTAAGCTCTCTGTACCTCTAGCCTTAACTTCTAAATCACCCTTTAAGCTTTTATCAAAATCAAACTGCATATTAAATCTAAACAATCCTTCACCTAGAGGTTTAAGTAAGTAATCGTCTACGTTCTTAATAACAGTTTTAATACTGCCACTTGCTGCGTTCATTAGCATTGATATACCACTAGCTGTTCTACCTACACCTGATACACCTGTCTGTCCATGTGAAAATGATGGCAGTCCAGTACTCTCGTCTGCAAGCTGTCTAGCTTTATCAAATAGCTGTAAATTCTCTTGTGAGACATTAGGAAACTTAGTACCAAAGATAGCTTGACCCGGAGCACCACCTTGTCTCCTAAACACTTTTCCCGGATACACAGATAAATCTTGTCCCGGAACTAAGTTAGTCTCGTCTACTTCTATAAGTAAGTTTCCTGATAATACTGCGTTGTCCACAGACATTCTCATAAAACCATTCATAAGAGTTTGTGTATCATCCATGTTCTCTGCTATACCTACTCCAAAGAAAGAGTAAGGGTTAAGCTCATAGGGTGCAGCCATGTATGGTATTGTAGATGGCTTGAAAGGATTAAGAACCATTCTTATTAATTTGCCATTGCATATCCATACATTAACTTGCAACTCGTCTAATTTCTGTAATTCTTTAGGTATGTCTACTTCTTGTTCTAGTAGCATTTCTATATCACACATACCCCAATACTCAAGAACTTCAAATCTATCTACACCGTAATCTGCGGCATAGTCAGATAAGTCATCTTCCCAAGATTCTTTTGTGTAGTTCTCACCTTCTGCTATAGCAGATTCTATGACTTCACTTCTAAAGTGAGGTCTCTTCTTTAATGCTCTTAGTTGAGAACGTGACATCTTATGACGTTCAATTACATATTGTGCCTCATCCATATTGGTTGCATCAGGGTCTGGATAAAAGTTCCAAACAGATACATGAGATACTTGAGGTACAGTTTTAAGTGTTGGGTCATACTCGCCTTCTTCATCCCAATTAGGATATTCTTTATCTACAGCAAAAGGACCTTTCATCACACCTGTACCAAACAAAGCCATTTCAAATGCTGTGCTACGTAAGTGTTTACTTGCACCTGACTCTTCTAATTGGTCGTGGATTTTCTTTTCCATATTTTTTGCCGCAACCAACGCAGGACTGAAAGTAACTGCTGTGGGAGTTTTACCAACTTCTGCTTTAAGATTTTCAACATCTTTAAGCTTATCTTCCAAAGGACCAAGCATACCTTCCAAAGTTTTTGCAGTAGCACCTTTAGGTAAGTCTTTACCATCTCCTTTAAAGCCATAAGGTGAGGTTGATAAACTAGTGCTTCCACGAAGTTCTTCAGGTTCTTTAGGATCAAAACTAACATCTTTAACTACTCCTTCTGGTAGTTCCGTAGGGTCTACACTCAACGGAAATCTATTGTTAGCAAATAAAACATCAACAATTTGCCCATAGGCTGCTAATGTTTTAGTCTTAGTTACTTTAATAAATACACGAGATTTTTCTGCTTCTGTAAACTGTACATCAGCACCGTATAAACCTCTGTAATTACGGTAGGCTCTTAGCCATCTTTGTTCATCTTGCTCTCTATAATCATCTGCACGATTGTATCTTTCCATAATAAAAGGAATTATATTTGCTGTATTTATATCTGTAGTATTAGTGTCTTCAGAATCTTCTAGAGATACTGCTTCACTCTCTACTATTATTTCATCATTTTCATCCATATTATATCCTTAATATCCAAATGTAGAATCTGCCACTGGCATAGAGTGTGTTGGTACACCTCGTGGATCATAGTCAAACAAGCTAAATCTTGGTCTTGACATTATACCATATCTTAATGCATCATACAAGTGATCTTCAGCTAATGTGTCTACATCCTCTGGGTTCTTNTTGTCCAATGGTATAGACGGTATCTGTGCTATAGTANTTATGCAGTTATTAAAAAANANCATTCTAGGTTCTTCTGTAAATTCATCTATCTGTAAACGTCTGTGTATTTCATTCTTACCAGCTATACGACTGCCTCTACTTCTATCTGACGGTCTCCAACGACAGCCTCGCATAATCATTTGTTCTGCTAGAGAAGGACCTGTGTCTCCTCTTTTNTGCCATAAGGAGCTATCTAATACTCCNTATCTCATNCCACCATCATCAGCTTCTAANTCTAGTATCATATCTGCCAAATCTGTGGCAAGGACTTTGCTAACATATAATTCTCTGTAGACAACAATTTGTTCAGACGGTGATACAGCAAACCAAAGAACCCCAGACTTACTACCATAACCATAATCACAAGCTCTAAACTTAATCCAATTATGTGGTACATCATAAGGCTCAACAACGTGCACGTTCCTATCAAACTCAGTAAAAGCAGCACCTTCCTTAATATCCCAATCGCCATCCAATAATTGCCTTCTTTGCTGTTCAGGTAATGATAAGAGCATGGCTTCATAATCCCCCTGCTCTGCAAGGTAAGGATTGTCTGATAATCGTGCAGGGATAAATCTCCTCTTAAATAATGCTCTTCCAGCCTTTGCATGTCCTGACGGATATTTAAGCACTTCTGTTGTTTCAATATCTGTAGCATCAAATGAGTTTCCGTATGTAGCAGGGTCTATAAACATTTTTTTAACCCAGTGATGACCTCTACCTCCCGGATTTGTTGTTGCTCTCATAAATATTGGTAAGTCTTTTGCTACTGACCTCAATCTAGAACGCATATAATTCCATGCGTATGGTGTTGCCCACTGTGTTAACTCATCAAAACCTATCCAACTAAATGCTAAACCTTGATACCTTAGTACATCGTCATCTCTATCTAAATAAGACATCCACAACCTCGCACCTGATGGTGCAACCCACTGCATTTTTCTTTCTGACCATTTAATTCCCGGAATAATCTTAGGGTATATTTCCTGAGACTTAAATATCAATTCTCTTAATTCTTCTGTTGTGTGTCTTAGTAGTAGTCCACTAAATGATGGGTGACTCATATATCTTAATGGGTCTGCTAACATGGCATAACTCTTGCCACCACCTGCTGAACCACCATATAGTACTTCTCTTTCACCTGCTGCTAAAAACTCTGTCTGAGGTCCTTCATTGGGTTTAAAAATAATATTGTGCTTCTGCTCAATAGGTATTTCTGTTATACGTTCAACTTCTTGGACTTTAGACTCAAGAGTAGGCTTTTGCACCGGTTCTTTCTTGCTCAATTTCTTTCGCCTTGGAGATCGCCGCTTCTGCATACTCTGCCCACTTGCGTAGGCTTCTAGCTTGGTTCTTACGTCTTTTTTCATTCTGTAACCTTTTTCTGAGTCCTACATGTGAAATATATCTATCTGTTTGTTTTGATAGCCAATTAGCTACTTGGCGATAGGAATACTGCTTCACATATTTTCTAGCCATTTCTAATTTATCTAGTTCTTCTTTTATAGGATTAAGTGTCTCAGGGTCTTGCTCATCTTGTATGTAACCAAATGGTACAGTTCTAGCTATACGTGGTATTTTAATCCACTCGTCATCTTCTTTTAAATCTGTTGGTTGGGGTAATTCCCAAGTTCCTATACTTCTGTTATTCATCTTCTGCTTGTACATTCTTGACTGGCATAAGCATGACACCACCTGTAGACTCTACTTGCATCTTCTCTGTCTTCACTAAGCCTGTCCTATCAAGTAATTCTTTTGCTGCAGTCATCTTTTCTCTCATACCTAACTCTGTAGGATCATTGATACCACTGACCATTGCAACAGCTGCTCGTGGAGCATTACGTGCCATGAACATCTGAGTAGCCTCTAGAACCTCATCCTTGATGCCTCTGACGATGTCTGACGTAGAACTGGTAGGTGCATAGCCTGCAAGTAGCTTCGCCTGTGTAACATCCCCATTTGCCTCATCAAACAGTACATCTAAGAAATTTACGTTGTTTTTCTGTTAGTTCTTTTGCCATTATGATTTCTTCTTCTTTTTCTTTNCTACTTTAGGANNTTTACCTACTACAATCTTTGTGACTGTTTGTTTAATNACNGGAGNTTTCTTTTTGCTTTNCACAAAAGANNTAATCTGACTTTTTTTAAGACTAGGATACATCTTAGATATAGCCNCAATCATTTTATTATCAGATGCTGACATTAACCCATCTTCTTTTTGTTATCAACAGAACTAAGAACCATACCACCTGAACGGTAATCATTAGAACCCATTTTCTTTTTAGTTCCCATGCCGCCACCCATCATTTTGGTTTTCTTAGTAGACATGCCACCATAAGACATTTCCATTTTTTTAGTTGGCTTGCCACCATAAGACATCTTCATTGTTTTTTTTCCATACATTACGCAGGTACTCCTAGTTTAATAATACGTGTTATAAGTCTCTCTGCTCTCGCAGTTGTCTGCTTATACCATCTACTGTCTTGCATTTCTTCGCCTGCTAAAATCCAGTTTTCGTCTTTAACAGCAGCTATGAAATTCTTAAACTTAGACAATCTAGGTCTACCTAATTGGAAACACATATTAGCTATTACTAATTGTGCATCACTTGGTAGCTCATCAAAATTGTCAAATATAATCTTGCAGTCTTTTAATGTTACTGCTATATCTTTAACAAACCAATCATCCACTTGTTGATGTGGTATCTTTGTTCCTATAGGACCTGAGTATATTTCTTCATCCCACTCAGTAATAAGATGTCCTATTCCTCCGGTTACATGTCCTAGTGAACATCTATAGGTTTCATATTTAACACCTTCGTCATCTGCTATCTCATCTTGTAGTTTTATTAAGTTCATTTTTTACCTATAATTTTCATTGCTTGCCCTGCACCTTTTATTCCAAAGGATGCACTAATTGCTATAAACAATAAATACTGATACCACTCAGGTAATGTATTTAATACTTCAAAGCCTATTCTAACATATTCTGTCATGCTAGGAATAAACACAAGTATAGCAGGTAATAGTAAAACAATCAAGGCAAATTCATCTTTCCAACTTGCATCTGTAGCATCTGCCATAGACTTTTCCCATTGTACTTCACCTGTAGCACCTTCTCTGCTACTGCTGCTTTAGCTTTAGCCTGTGCAACTTTAGCTTGTCCGTCAGCTTTTACCTTTTCAACCTTACTAGTCATCCATGAACTAGCTAGATTTGCTATAGGTCCTATGAGTGCTGTGAACATTATTAGCTCCTATTAAATCTTGAATCTATCCAACACTTACCATAGTATAAGATAAATAACCATATTGTAAATAGAACTCCTTCAACATAACTAAGTTCATTCCATGCATCTAGTATCATGTTGTCCATTATAGTCTCCTTGTACCTTCTTTAAGTTGTTGTGCTCTTAAAGCTTTAACGTGTCTGTTATAAAACCAATTACCTATTTTTAGAAAGGGTTTCGCTAAAAACAAATATATCATGTAAGTATTTATCTTCATCTGAATCTCGCTGTTTTCTTTGCAATCTTTTTGGGCTGTTTAGATACTTGTTTACCTGCTCTACTTGCTTTGCGTTTAGCAGCCGAACTGGCGGCATATTCTGAGTCTGATAAATTTTGTATCGCCTGTTTTGGGAGATATCTTTCGCCAGTAGCATCTTTCCCTTGTGTAGAATTTTTACCACTTTTAGTTCTCCAATCCTGTTTTGTCCAATTTGCTAGTGATTTTTGTGACGGTTTCATAAGCTTCCTTTATCTCTTCTATTGTTCTATTGCATCCTATACATATATCATCTTTTAATTTACATATACCAATGCAAGGACTATTTGACTGCATCCTGTAAACTCTTCATAATATCATCAATATTTGGTTCTTTGCTATTAGGATTATATATACATTGATACTGTCTAGGACATCCTATTCTTTTATCTGTAAACTCTATCTCAAATGTTCTACCTGCACCTTGATATATACAAGCTAGTCCACCTTTATAGTGTAACATCTTTTTACGTAAACATCTAGTATATTGTGGTTCTTTTATTTTACCTTGATGCACTTTTTGTTTATATGTATATTCTTTAGCATGAGCCTTACTTGTAAATACACTAGCTAGTAATAATAAAAATCCACCTATAACTAATACTAAGAATAACCATCCAATACCTTCACCAATTTGTTTTCGTATCTGCTGTTGCTTGTAGATAGTCTCTTGTCTTTGTTTACGTATCTGACCTTCCATCTGTAAAAGCTCGTCATAAGCTCCCGGACCTTGGGTCATGTTTAAAAACATCTTTAGTTCATATCTCTGTTCTTCAAGTTTCTTCTTGGCTGTGTAAGCCTGTAGAGCCATTGTCTCAATGCTTCCTGCACCAAAGACTTTACTAAACACTCCGGGATTCTTTGCTTGCTTCTCTGCATTGTCAACATCTGATACTGCTCCCATCCATCTGCTTATATCACCTGACATCTGTTCTAGGTCTCTACCTACAGCAAATCCTTGTTTTATAGCTGAAAAAGCTTTAGATGCAACACCTACTGCTAATGATATAGTTACTGGGTCCATTACTTTTTCCTTATGGGTTTACAATATGCAGTTATCTGTAGATTAGCTCCTTCTTTCTGTGGTATGGAAGGCTGCTTGTGCAATTTTTCTGCAAAGTACAAGCATCTATTAATATCTTCAAAGGTCTGTGTTTGGTCTACTACTCTTAATCCCATCATAAACACTAACACAAACTCAATCATTTACTATACAGGTACGCCTTGTACCTCTTGTTCTTCGTGACATTCACAATTACATTCTTCACAATCACACTCATAACATTTACAAGTTTCACACTTTTCCTTTTGCATTGTCATGTTTCCTTTTTAGTTGTTCTTTCGCCTTCTTTGCGAGAGCGGCTTGTTCTTTCTTCCCAGATACCTTGGCTCGTTGTTCAAGTACAGTGAGTATTTGTATCTTTCTAGCGTATGGTTTATTAATCTTTTTAACTTTAGATATCGTAGCTTTAGCATCCGATACGGAAGCAAACTTAATGCTAACAGTGTCTTTTGGGTTTTCATCAGTATACAGTCTCCTACCTGAACCTTTAGGCTTCTTACCGGTACCTAACTTAGGGTCTGGTTTCTTCTTAGTCATTATCCTCTATATCCACCACCTGCTGCTTTATATGCTTTAGCCATCATCTGTGCTTTACGTGCTGACCATTGACCCGGAGCACCACCTTTACCACCTGCTTTTATTCTGTTGAATATTCTTTTACGTAAGGCAGGCTTAGTGTAATTGCCAGCTTCGTTGACTTTACTTTTTGCCTTTGGTTTTGATTTTGGTTTTGATTTTTTTGCTACTGCCATTTTCCAACTTCTTTAATGCTGTCTTACTCAAGTCACCATAGTGTAGTAACTTCTTACTAGATTTAATGTGTGTCTTACCTGTATGCAAAGAGCCATCTTTCATCTTGTGCATACTGCCTGTCCATACAGTGCCATCTTTTAAATAATGTTTTACACCCTTCATGACTTGCCTCTTCCCATTTTCTTTTTAGGCATACCACCTGCTGACATTTTCATCTTTTTAGTCTTAGTGCCATAGGGTCCTTTTTTTCCAAACTTTACCCCATGCCCATTTAGAGTACCGTCTTTGTATGTAGTAGGTCCTTTAGTTTTCATGTTATGCCCTCGGATTTCTTTTCTTTGCATTTTTAGTACGTGAGTAAGACCTATTCTTAGACTTAGTCTGTGCAACTAAATTAGCACTTCTATTATCATTGGGATTGCCATTTCTGTGTGCAACATCTTTGCCATCACCTTTCTTAACAATCCCTTTTTTCTTAGCAATAGCATTTGCAGCATTACGTTTGTCTCTACGTTTTATCTGTTCAGGCTTGCTATGATAATTATCATACTCCTTACGGTAGTTACGTTTAGTAACTTTTCTTTTGTTAGGAGGAGACATACTTACGTAGAACTCGCTCTAGCTCTTCTCTTCTTCATTCTCTCTAATTGAAGCTTAGTAGGTTTTATGTTACTGCCTTTATAGTTACCCTTAGAATCTAATTTAGAATTACTAGACTTGAATGTCTTAGGCTTCTTGTTGTCACCCATAGCACCATCTATGCCTGCTTTTTTATTCTTGTTAGCTGATACATTAGACTTCTTAAAGCTATCTACCATAGTCTTGGAAGGTCTTGCTTTTGGCACTGGAGCTTTCATAAACTTTGCCATAGCAGCTCTTGTCTTAGGACCCATCATACCATCAGCTTTAATCTTAGCACCCATTTTAATTAACTTCTTTTGCATAGCCATAGTGGATGCAAAGTTCTTTGTGTTACCTGCTGTTGCTGACACTTTAGATTTAGAATCTGTCTTTGTCTTTGGTGTAACTTTAACTATCTTCTTTTTATCTGTCTTTGGTACAGTTTTAATCTTACCACCGAAAGCACCCGGAGATAGCCTTGTATCTTTATTACCTGTCTTCTTTTTATTTTTTAATGCTTTTTGTAGACCTACGTCTACCTTACCCTTTTTAGTTGTTGTCGTAACAGCACTCTTTTTATTCAGTAATGCTTCTTTTGCCTTTGGTAATTTAGAAGGTGAGCTATCTGCTAACCTTTTCATCATTTCTTCTAAGCTTGCCATCTCTAATTCTCTCCCTTAGTTATCTTATTAAAAGCCTCAAGACCCTTAGGTCCAGACTTTTTCAGTGCAAGTAAACCGTCATTGACCATTCCACCTGCAACATACATATGAGGTTTGCCTTTAACCATTCCACCATATGCCATCTTAGTTTTCTGTTTTTTCATTACACTAGTTCCACGTTTCTGTGTAAATTTAGACACTACTTCTTTAGCTTCTGCTACAATTACAGGACTAAAGGAAGAACCTTTTTCTAATATACGTTTAGCTTCTGATAAAGTCATTGAATTAACACTTCCATCTTCTACGTGCTTGTCTAAGTCTGCTATTAGGATTTGCTGCAGCTTTAGGGAACTTCTTCATCTGTCCAGCACTTCTTGCACAATAAGACTTTCTCCTAGTGGCTCTTTTACCTTTAGGTTTGTCTTCAGTTACAGCAGTTTTAAGCTTACTGCCCGGATTATCTTTACGGTACTTAGCCACACCTTTGGCTGTCATACCTGCACCACTCTTAGTTGCTCTCTTGTGACCACCCTTTATGGTATGACCCTTCATGCCAGTGCTTTTGCGTTTCTTTTTCTTTGTCTCTGCCATAGCCTGTTTTCATTTTACCTTCTGAGTCATCTTGTTCTAAGCATTTATATTTCACAGCTACGTAGTCAGGCATATGAGTTGGTAACTCTGCCGCTATCGTGTAAGCACGTGATATACATTCCTGCCTAGTTTCATATGGTCCGTATAAATCTGTTAGTGTATGACATATATTAGAGCTATCCATCATACACACGAGTACAAATGTCTTAAACATCTAATCTGTCCATCCTTCTGCTCTCATTGCTGTCTCTACATGCTTCAAAGTGAATGACCTACCGTAATGTGCCTCCACTGCTGCTCTTACGTAGTGTACATCACTGTGGGGTATATGCAACCTATCTACTGTGTTGGTACGTATAGCATGATAAAAAGCCTCAAGGACATTATCTGTGTATAGTTTTACTGATTTTCTAGTCATTGTCAAGTTTATTTCTATTTAGGGGAGTTTAAATGCACATTGTAAATGTATTATTATATATATTCTTTATATATTATATATGTAACACTTTCTATGTACTAGTTATAACGTAATTATACCATGGAAATTTAATTCTGTCAATACATTTAATATGTAAGCACCCCGCCGCACTCATTTTAGTTATAATTAAGGGTATTTAAGGATACTTCTATGTATATTATTATCACTTACCCTTGTGGTTAACACTTAATATACCTAATCTGTGTAGTTATACATGTATATAACGTGGTACGGGGGTAGTGGCAGTGGCATGGGGTATAAAAAAGATAGTAAATTCAATATTGATAGTCATTCTGATAACAATTCTCATTATCATTAGCAATAAGTACTTGATATTGATAACAATTCTCATTATCATTAACTGATATAACAACAGTTTTCTTGGCACGTAAATTGCAATAGCACAAATCATGCCAAAAATAAAAAATGTTAATGTAGGAGTATACTATTAAAGTTTGGCACGATTCTTGCTACTATCC